GCCCAGATAGGATCGAAGATATAATGGGTCTCATATCCCTCTACAGACCGGGGCCCCTAGGTTCTGGTATGGATAAGATATATATCGACAGGAAGCACGGCCGAAAAAATTCCCAGGTTCCCCACCCTAAACTAGAGGATGTTCTCCAGAAGTCTCGTGGGGTAATGCTCTATCAGGAGGATGTTATAAATGTTGCTAGGGTCTTAGCCAACTTTAGTGCTTCGGAAGCCGACGACCTGCGTAAGGTCATAGGTAAGAAGCAGATGGACAAGGTACATCTATTTAGGGATAAGTTTGTAGACGGCTGCAAAAAGCATAGCGATGTAGATAGTCATCTTGCGAATAAGATATATTCCGATATAGAGTATTTCGCAGGGTATGGCTTCAATAAAGCTCACGCAGCATCCTATGCTGTGCTGTCTTACATTACAGCTTGGCTCAAGTACTACTACCCGTTGGAGTATATGACAGCTCTACTGACCTCTGTGGCCACGAATAAGGACAAGCTATCCCCATACCTCAACGAGTGCAGGAAAATGTCCATTAACGTCTTGCCACCATCTATGAAAGATTCATCTTCGGACTTCACTATATCGAGCGAGGATGAGATTATTTTTGGTTTTTCCGCTATAGATGGCATTGGTGAATCAAAGGTGCAGGAGATGCTAGCCAATAGGGGGTCATCTAATATATGGGAATTCTTAAGGACTTGTGAGTCCGGGGTTATTAATAGGGCAACCCTAGAGCACCTAATCAAGTCGGGAGCTTTTGATGAACTATCTCCTGGCAGCAAAAAAATAAATCGTTCAGATAAACTCAATATTCTAGAGATGGAAAAAGATGAGTTAGGTCTATATGTAACAGATCACCCATTGCTTGGTATCTGGGATTTTATTACGCCAAAAATTTCGTGTGAGATTGAAGACTTGAAAAATGTCTCAGAAGGAGAACTAGTCACCATAGGCGGAATCGTAGCGAAAAAGCAGTCAATACTCACCAAGGCCAATAAACAGATGTATCGTTTGCAGATAGACGACGTGACGACTACTGCCGAGGTGGTTGTCTTTCCTAAGTATTCGTCAAAAATAAATGACCACGATATAGAATCTGGGTCTTTGGTTACGGTGTCTGGCAACGTAGCGTTTGAGGGCGATGAAGAGAACCTAATCATTAAAATATTATTAACAGACATAGAAAAACTAGATATATCTATACTACATGGGGGTAAACCTATCAGGTTGAAGTCCTCTCGTAAACCTTCCTATGGTCAGGTATCGAGGATTTATGATATAATATCGAATGTGTCTGGTGATTCTCCCGTTTATTTAGAGTTTCCTGACGGTAGCAACATAATGACTATGAAGTTCAACAGCAGTACTTCCGACAGAATAGAAGAAGAACTGCAACAGATAATACAGATTTCCGAACTTGAAAGAGAGCTTTGATGGAGTATTTAGCACCGAAAGGGACTTATAGAGACCCTTTCGCAAAGAGCTGCTGGAAGACATGCGGATCATGCGGCAGGTGTTCCAGTAAGGGGACTAGGCCTGAGTGTCGGAGCTGTAGTGGTAGGGTTGACGAATATGGGCAGAAGGTGCCTCATGTTGACGATTTGTGCAGGTGTACGGAAGGTATTCTCCAGCTCGTTAGCAAAGAGGGCAAGATGTACCAGGTGAGAATGCCGAACGACCCCTTCAAAGGCAAGGTTACTCACGAAGGCAAAACAGAGGATGAAAGGGATTACGAATCCTACCTCAGGGAGCAGAGAGAGATTAGGGATGATCCTACCTGGGATGCGGTCACATTCGATGACGGCACTAGCGCACAGGACTGGTCTAATTCTGGGAGAGTAATTTGATAATAAAAGAATTGTACCAAAACAATAGAGTCACAATTGAGTCAAGGACGCATAAAACTGGCTATGTAGAATATTGGATTCAAACTGGTCAAGCTGGCATATTTCTTGATGGCGACGATTTGGCAGATCTTAACGAACTGTTATCTGCTCTACTAGAAGAATTGAGTCAAGATGAATATTGAAGATGATTTTATGGAGATTGGCGAAACAGGCCTAATACCTATTGGTGAAGGTCTTTTTTGGGACAAGATAAAAAATTGCATAGTAGACTTACATGAAGGAGAAGACGATGGCTTACCGGAAGATGCCTAAAGAGGTAACTGTTGGACCTTACACATTTCAAATTAAGGGCGACAAAGCATCTATGGATGCAGCAAAGGTAAAGTTTGAGTGTCTAGAGGCTATTGGCTTTACGTCTACGCACGAGCAATGCATCTATATAGATCCTGACCTCAATGAAGACATGCGTTCTGAGGTCTTATTGCACGAGATAATGCATACTATTTGTGAAGCCACGGGAATAAACTCCTCTTTTGAAGAAAAAGAAGAAGAGCAGTTTATAGCAACAGTATCACCAACGCTACTGGATACACTTAGAAGGAATGAGGCTGTTCTGTCATACCTGCTTGGAGATGTTATAGAATGAAGGTTAGATCGGTAGAGGAATTATCGGACCTGGAAAAGCTATCATTAATACCGGTTAGCTACTCTAGGCTCAATACATTAAGCATGTGCGAGGCTAAGTATTTTTTCTCGTATATTCTTAAGGAGCCGCAAATTTTCGGACCTGCGGCAACATTGGGCAATATAATACATAAGGTATTAGAAGAAAAGTTGGAACCAGATAAAGCTATTGGTAGAGAGGATCTCGAATCCTTCGTGCAAGAATACCATAATCAAATACCTAACTACGATCCTAAATCTGAAATCCCAGAAAATCTATTGATCGATGGTGAGAATATGCTGATGCAGTTTCTCGACAGGCACGATGGTGAATCGTTTGAGATAGAAGACAAGGAACGTGGCTTTTCTATAGTCATAGGAAATGCGCTAGTAAGCGGTTACATTGACCGTGTAGATGTTGTGGGCGATACCCTTTATATTGTCGACTACAAGTCTGGCAAGCGCGAAGAAGCACAAAAAAACATACATAAAAATATACAACTCGGCATATATGCTTTAGCTATGAAAAAGGCATACCCAGACAAGCAAATCCATGCTTCACTTTACTATTTGCGTTCGGGCAAGCAAAAAGGCCATCTCTTTACAGATGATGACCTTTTTGAGATAGAGTTACTTATAGTGGGGCTTATCGATAAGTTGATCAACAAGAGCAACTTCTCTTACACCCCTAATTCTTTTATCTGCTCGTTCTGTGATTACGCCCAAAACGGCGTATGTCACGTCGGAGAAAAAAGGAATCGTCGTTAGAAGGATGCTCCTTCGAAGCTTACGCTTTCCATAACTTCAACTGGGTCAATGTCTACGTGCGAAAGCTCGTAGGCTTCCCCGACTGGGGTACCATAGTCTACTAGTTCACAGAAGATGCTGTCTTTTACTGACTGGATGAGTTTTTCGTTTAATGTTTTCATGTGGAGTAGATTACCATTCTATTTTTGTGATTTCAACTTTTGTTGATTTTTTTTGTTTTTTCCTATAGAATTGTATTGATAGGAGTTTTATGGGAGAAAATTGGTCCCCCGTGGAAGATACTTTCCTCTTAGAGAACGCATCTAGGCTTTCTTACGAGGAGTTGTCATTATACTTAGGGAAAACAGACAAGTCAATTCGTGAGAGAAGTTTTTCTCTAGGCTGCCACTCGCAAGTTCCGGGTAACCAAAAGGTTCATCGGGTCTGTAGGTACGCTGAATGTAGAAGACTGTATAGGGTTAGGTATTCACTGTATAAGAAGCAAAAAAAATTATTTTGCTCTCAAGAATGCGAAGATTTATACTCAGCTCTTTTTTACCCAACACGACAAGAAATTGAAAGTAAAATATCCTCTGATCTAAGTTTCGAAGAAATTTGCAAGTCATTCAAGCTAGTGCCCGGGGTCTTGTACGACTTATACCTTGATTACAATCTTCCTGGTAGAGATAGTTCGATAGAGAAAATTTTAATCCAAGATAAGGCAAAAGAACTTAAAAGAAATAAACTAGTCAAGCAAACTGGTGGTACCCCAATGAACAAGTTTAGAGGCGGCTACAAGCCATGCCTAGGAGTTTCGGTGCGTAGTGGATGGGAGAACAACGTTCTTCTATGGCTCAACGAAAAAAAGATTAAGTGGGATTACGAACCAAAATCATTCTATTTCGAAGAAGTTAAGCGCGGTACAAAAGGCTATATACCTGATATATGGCTTGAAGGCGAGGGAGTATGGATAGAAGTAAAGGGTTACATGTCTTCAGTTGATAAGACTAAGATTAAGAGGTTTAAGAAATACTATCCAGAAGAATTCCAAAAGCTGCAAGCAATAACTAAAAATGATAAAGTAGATAGTACAAAGTTTTTTAAAGATTTCGGTGTGCCGATATATGCTTATTATGATGATATAGCGGAAGCGTACGCACACCTACCTAACTGGATAAGATAGAGGATTATGCCTAGAACTAAGTCTAAAATAAAAAAAGATGTATCAAGCCAGTACTATGTTTTATCCGAAGATGAGATACAAGAATTAATATCGAAAGCTAAAGCTGGTGATGGTTTTTCTCAGGTTGAACTCCTCAAAATCTTTGAACCATTTCTTAATAAGTACGTAAACTTACTCCACTATGGTAGGTACAAGCTCTCTGACTACGATATAAGGCAATTCATAAACTTATTTGTTCCAGATAAAACTGTAGGCTTCTACCTGAAAAGAAATAAACTTAACTCGACAGGTGCAGCAAAAGTCCAGGAAACAATGCAAGGCATAAGATATATGGTGGAGAGGTACGGAGATGAAGAGGATACTCGTCAGACTGTAAACTTAGCATTCCTTCAATGCTTAATGAACTATAAGAGGACTGAATCAAAAGCTGGCGGTTATGTTCCCTTTAGCGGATACATATACAGCTATTTTTATTTCATCTTAAGTAAGCATGTAAAGGTTTTCCTAATTGATCAGCTTGGTAGAAAAACATTCCCATTAATAAGCGATGACGACTTTGGGGATTCAGATTCCGACGAGAAGCCACAGGGCTTCACTGCGCCGCCGGAACCTTCCGTAGAAGACCTTTTTGGTCCTGAAGTAATAGATGAGTTTTGGGTAGCTGGCGATACGACAATATTTCCATTTGATAGGTTAACCATCCAGGAGCGCCAGCTGGTAAAATGGCGATTTGTTGATGGATATAAATCCAGTGAAATAGCCCAAAGAATAACAGAACACCCAAATACAGTAAGGGAACATTTCAACAAGATTCGTTTAAAACTGATGGAAATTTTGATGGAAGATGATCTTGTTGGCCGGTGAAATAATGATATGGAGATTACTATGATAAATGATATTTCTTTCGGAAGAGACTTTTGTATAAACTGTGGGCATTACCACCACAGGGAGCGCAGCAATAAACCATTTGATTGCATGCTTGGACATGACTGTAAGTGTAAAGAAAAAGACTTCTTACCCAGAAAAAACAAAAGCAGTTTCTCTTGATAGGATTTTATAAGTGGCTTTAGATTTCCCTAATTCACCAAGCGTAAATCAAACACATACCTCGGGCACCAGAACTTGGCAGTGGGACGGCACTGCGTGGGGGCTAACCGCCTCCGGCATAGTCGGACCGACTGGCGATAGTTCTCCGCCTGGTCTTATTTCGCCCTATGCAGGATTATCTGCACCATCTGGCTGGCTTTTCTGTGATGGTTCATCTGTAAGCAGAACTACTTACGCTAACCTGTGGGCAACCCTTGCACTATCCAAGGGTGCAGTAACCAGCATTGCTAATGGCGCATCGGCCTTAGTTACTAAGACCGCCCATGGATTAGTCGAAGGTGACGCTATTTACTTTACTACGACTAACGCTCTTCCCGCGGGTTTATCAATCAATACAACTTACTATGTCAAATATGTAGGAGCAAATACGTTTCGATTGGCTTCCACTAGGACTGCTACAGCGTCTTCAGGTGCAGCAGCCTCGTTCACAACAGGTACTGCCATAACTACCAGCAGTGCGGGAAACGGCACCCATACGGTGCACCTTGCCCCCTATGGCATTCCGGCAGCATCTACTACTAACTTTTATTTGCCTGACATGCGTGGCCGAACCCCTATGGGTCTTGACAATATCAATGGAACCGACGCTGGAGTGCTCACTATCCCTAATGCTATTGGTGCTGCTGCGGGTGAAGAATCTCATCCCCTTGTTACGGCTGAACTTGCGTCACACAGTCACCCTAATACATTAAATGACCCCGGCCATTTTCATACGGTTTTCGGCGTCAATGACTTTGCAAATTCCGCAAACATATATGGTATTGCATCAATGAGTGTTGATACAAGTAATAATAATCAATCAACAACTTCAAAAGTTACCGGAGTTACCATTACGAACGCCACTGCCGGTAGTGGTAGCGACCATAACAACCTTCAACCATTCATGCTTCTCAACTACATCATCAAAACTTAATACCTACTAAATTTAGAAAAGGAAACAATGGAATTTTATCTATTAAACAACCCACCCGCAACACAACAGTTTTACCCATCAAGGAATGGTGGCCTAAGTGGTGGCGTAGTTATTCACACAACAGAGGGATCTGGTGGCTACAGCGCTGCAGAGAACACTGCAGGATTCATATCGAGGCGTTCGGATCCGGGCAGCTATCACATGATAGTTGACGTCGATTCGTCCATA